TGGCTTGTGGTAATACAACGTCCGGTTCTTTAGAGTCGCCAATTTCAACCGAAATTAAATCTTTCGGATTTTCTTGTGGTGTTAAAGAAAATGTATTGTCTTTATATATCATTTTTTAATTTATTTACTAAATCAAATAAACTAATTAAGTCACTTAATCTTTCTCTATGAGATAAATTACATCTAATAGTTAAATCTAAACTATCATTAGTAATAGAAACATTATGAAATCCTTTATTTTTAAACATACCTCTTAATAGGTATTTTAAGTGTTCCATATCATCATTTTCTATATCATCATCAGTTAAATCTGGATCTCTATCTAAATCAGTATCTCTGTTGTCATAATCGTTAAAATTATGACCAATACCACCATAGTATTCACTGTCGTAAAAATCATCATCATCTGCAATTTCTCCAGACATATCAAAACGTGACGGTAATGGTGTACTAGTTTTTTTTCTATCACCACCAGCCCAATCTTCATTCCAATCTTGGTCAGTACCTTCCCAAGCTTCATCATCAACTCTTTCTACAAATCTTTTATATTTCTGTATCATATTATTTTAGTTCTATTTTAATAAATGCATCGTCAAACATAACGTATGGGTCTGTATTTTTATGTTTATACATCAATCCTTGTACTTGTGAAAGAGTGTCAAAAATTGTTTTAACGTCTGCCATATCAGTATCTATCTTAACAAAGATTTTATCTTGATATCCGACTGTTTTAACTTCTAATCCAAAAGCATATTTTTTAATATCATTGATTAAAGGTTTATGTTTTCTTAATACTTCTTCATTTAAACCTACTTTCCTAACTGTTGGTAACTCTGACCATTTAACTTTTAAAGAAGCTTCCGCCAATTTAATTAAGTAAGTCATATTTTGAATTTCTCTACCAGTATGTTCATTGTTATATCCAACAGATACGTTAGTACACTCTGGAATATCATCCATAAATGATGCAGAGTCAGTAAATACTCCTGTTGGATCAATAGATAGGTTTAATCCACTTTTGTTATATTCTTTACATAAAGCACCACCAAATTCATTTGAACAACAAACTCTACCATATTGAGAAGTAATAACTGAACCAGTTTTTCTTCTATCAAAAGATACACATCTTTTTATATTTTTAAGATAATCAAATGAATCATACTCACTTGCTAAATCTCTTGAACCGATACCACCTCTTTCTTCTCCAATAAAAAAGTAATATAAACCTGGTATATTATGTGCCATCATATATAACATAACCGCAACTCCTGATTTATCATCTGCACCTAATATACTCATACCATCAGTATAGATATATTCATCACCATCTTCCATTTTAGAGAAAAGTACAGTATCTACTTGTTTTCTATCAGCAGTATCTAAGTGAGAACTAAACATTGTAGTATCATCACCAGCGATAATTTTATAATAATTACCAAATTTATCTATTTCTAGGTCTGGTAAGAACTGTAATACTTCTGTTTCGTGACCCATTGGATAAGTTTTTGTAACTAAAGATAAAAAAGTTGAACGTACATCTTTAGGATTGTATTTAAAAGGTTGGTGTTCTAACCTTGTTCCTACTGGAGCCATAGTTACTTTAACTCCTTTTTTCAATTGAACAATAGTAGTTGAGAATTTTCTAATACTTTCCTCATCATAAACACCAGGAAAATAACTTCTTAAAAAAGTACCTATTTTTACATATTGTCTTCTACCACCAATAACTGCATCAAAAAAGTAATCTGAGTCAGATATATCTAATTTTGATATATTCATATCATTGGCATATTTAGATCTAGGATCTGCCATCCAATTAAGTTCATATGCGATATAATCATCATAATCATCTTCCATCTTGGTTAAAAGTGTTTTTAACCTTGCAGAAAAAGAAATTTTTATTTCATCATCATATCTCATTCTATAATCATTACCTGCCATTTAAAAATGTTTTTATTTTTCTTATATATTAAAATTAAATAGTGACTTCATGTGCATTTTTATAGTCAACCATTACTTGACCATCATTCATACCTGGTCTTTTTGATACAAAACGTCTTTTACAGTACACTACAATAGCATTACCTGTACCTTTTGCCTTACTATTATCTTTTGCAATTTCTGCAACTTTTTTAATTATCTCTGGAGTTGGTATATTATCTCTAACAATAATAACTACATGACTTCCCGGAACACCTTTTACGTGCATCCATATATCATCATTATCAGCAACATTAAATGTTAAGTGATCATTAGATTTAGCATCTTTACCTAAATGTACTAAAAATCCATCAATTTCCATTTTTTTAATGTTAGGAAATTTATCTTTTTTAGATTCATTAAACTGCGAATATTTCTTTAATCTCATAACATATATATTATTTATATAAAACAAAAAAAGACCCAATTGGGTCTTTTTTTGAAATATTTTAACTAATGATTAGTTAAGTAATCCTAGAGCATCAGAAACTTGGATAGTCATGAATTGTTTTTGTGGGTACCAACCAACTTCAGTTACTGCATATCTTGATCTAAGTAACATTCTTGGTGCGAATGTAGCCTCAGAGATGATGCTAATTGACTGAGCCATTAAGTAAGGTACGAAAATAATACCTGGTTGATCAGGGTTATTTTTTCTTCCTAAAACGATTCTGTTATCGTTATATCTCATATATGGATCAACATAGATAGAGATGTCTCCGATTGAACCTACTGGGTACAATTGACCTTGAGAGTTCATTTTTGATTTTAATGGGTTGATAGTATAACCTGCAATATCTTGTAATGCTGCAGCTAAACCTCCATTTGTGATTAAGTATTGAGCTGGTCCAACACGTCCTTCTGTTGCGATGTAGTTAGAAGCATGAGCAATTTTAGTGATCAATTTTCTTTGTACAGCGTGAGTAGTCTCACCACCAACAGTATTTGCAGTTCCTGCATATCTAGTATCTAAGTCAAAGATTGTTTGACTAGAAATAGCATTTGAAAAAGTAGATCCTGCTAAAGGAGCAGTAGTTCTATTTAAAGCACCCATTTCAAATATTTTGTTAACAATTTGTTTAGAGATTGTTTGAGATAATTCATTAACAAGGATTGATTCCATTTTTTGAACGATATCCATACCTGTGTTAGCTTTAATATCTTCAATCTCAGTTCTTCTAAGTGCAGAAGATACTTCGATAGTACCAACAGCAACTGTTTTAGAAGAGATTTTTGGTCCGATAACACCTGAGTAAGTATCATCATCTTCCTGTCTTGACATTGGGTAAGCACCAGATGCAGAAGCAGTTGGACCAGACCAGTTTGCTGAGAAACCTGGAAGGTGATCTTCTAATGCAGATACTAATACGATAGTAGCACCAGTAATAGGTGTTGATGCAGTTAAACCAGCACCAGCTTGTGTTGTTAAATCCCATTCCTCTAATTGTGATGTCATTGATGCAGTTGGGTTAAATGTATTTCTTGTTTGATCAAATGACCAAAAAGTACCACCTGCATAAGTACCAACACTAGTGTGTGCAGTATTAGCTTGTCTATAAGCTCTGAACATTGGGAAACCATCGATACGAGAGAAACCTAAGAATTCTACTGATTTATATTTACTAGTTGGTTCAGTAAAAGTAAGTAAACTTGCTGTAGCAGCACCAAATGTCAACCATGCTCTACCACCTGATAAACCACCTTGTGTTTGAGTGATATATGGTGCAGATGCAGCAAGTTGAGCAGTAATTGTTGAGTTAATTAAGCTAATGTTAGTAGCATTCAATTTGAAAACTTGTGGTCTTTCATCTTGATCACCTAAACGTGAATTGTCATATGCGAAGTCGATATATAATAAATCGATTTTTGGACCTGGAGTTGGCTTAACAGCTACTAAATCTAAACCAATTGTTTGAGCAGCAATTTTCATTGCAACTGGTAATAAGTTTTGACCTACGTCTCCTGAACCAATTGTTCCAACTGCACCAGTTGTTGCTAAAGAACCACCAATTGTTTGTCCTGCATTTGTAAATGGTTGTGCAGCAAGTACGTTACCCATACCAGCAGTGTTTGATGCGTTTACATACGCATTTTCGTTGATTGAGTGAAATTCAGCATATTCTGACATCCATTCTACTCTATCACCTGTTACTCCCATGTTTTCCAACACTGGAGACCATTTTTTCATGGCTTTTTGATTATCTATTCTAATGTGTGACATAAAAATTTTATTTTTTTTTAGTTTTTTTTTACAATACTATATATATCCTTGTTTTTACTCGTTTTTCACAAGTATGGATTTTTTATAGATTATAAGCTTTTGAATCTTTCCATTATTGCATTCATTTCATTACTTGACAATTTGTCTTCTTGAATTAACGCCTCGTGAGATACTAATTTCTTAGTTACAGACTCATTCTTTTTAAGATTTCTAGTTGCCCAGAAATGCTCGATTTGATTTTCAGTTTTTAATACGTCTTCTGGATATAATCTAGCTTGTGATAAAACTGATTTCTTCACAGATTCGTTTAACTGACCCCAGATTGGCTTCATGTTTTCAGGCATTAATCTGATTACTCTTTCTTCAAGAGATTCGTTTTTTGTTGATAATGACTCAGCAATCAAAGTAAGAACTTCTTTTTGTGTAAAATAACTACTTTCGTTTATGTGTAGTTTCACGCTTTCTTGTTCTTCGTCTGATAGTGCATAAAAGCTATCAACTTGTGATTTGTTTAAGAACTTCAAGAAGTTCAAATCACTGCTTTCAGAAACTTTACGTTTTTTAGCTTCTTCAATTAATCTATTTATTGATTCAGAAAGTTCTGAGTCTTCTTCACCTTTAAATTCTGGTGCTTCATCTCCTTCTCCTTCAAAATCTTCTTCTTGTGCTTCACCTCCGAATTCTTCTTCATCATGTTCTTCACCTTCGTGTCCTTCATGACCAGCAAATTCAGCAGCATCTTTTGCAAACTCTTCAGCCTCAGCCGCGAATTTCTCAGCTTCTTCAGCGAAATCTCCGTGAGCATCACCACCTTCTTCTTGTGCTTCTAATTCTTCACCACCTTCTAATTCGTCTTCGTTTTCTTCAAAACCAGCATCTTTTAAAGTTGGAAATTGTGCTTCTTCTTCTTCAGCTGATTCGTTTAATTTAAAACCACCATTTAATCTTTCAACAATCATTCCTTGATAAGAGATAGATTTATCTAAACTTTCAGCCACATATTCTGAGTAAGCGATGTTATCATCTAAATGCTCAGCAATGTATTCTGAGTAAGCAATGTTACCTTCTACGTGCTCTGCTAAGTATTCTGAGTAAGCAATTGAGTTATCAACATTCTCAGCAATATATTCTGAGTAAGCGATGTTTTTATCTAAGTTTTCAGCAATATATTCAGAGTAAGCGATATTTTTATCTAAGTTCTCTGCTAAGTATTCTGAATACTCAATGTTTTTGTCTAAGTTTTCAGCTAAGTATTCTGAGTAAGAAATGTTTTTGTCTAAGTTCTCAGCAATATATTCTGAATAATTAATGTTTTTGTCTAAGTTTTCAGCTAAGTACTCAGAGTATTCAATGTTTTTGTCTAAGTTTTCAGCTAAGTACTCAGAGTAGTTAATTGCTTTTTCTAAGTTTTCAGCTAAATAGTCATTATGTTTAGCTAATTGAGTAGTAGTATCTTTTAATGATTTATTTTCATTAACCACCACTTGGATTTTGTCAGCCAAATAATCTAAATATTTAGCAACTTGTGCGTTAGTATTATTTAATTCTTCATAATACTCTAATAGTTGTTCTAATTTCTTAGCAGGCATATTACCTTTAGAAATAGCACTTTTTACTTCATTTTTTGTTGAAGCAATCTCTTTAACCAAATACTGTGAATAGTCACTTAACTGTTTCTTGGTTACAAATTCATCTTTGTTCATACCGAATAATTCATTTATTTTTGACTCGTCGGACAATTCATATATCCTAAAGTTATTTTTTTCGATTTGTCCTTCTGGGCAAAAACCTAATGACTCATTCAAAACTCTAACACTCATTTTCGCTGAAGCAAATCCTGGATCTGCAACAATGTCATAAGTAAAAAGTTTTTTCAATGATACTGAACCATCTGATTCTGTTATACCAGCAGCTCTTGATGATACAAAAACTGGACATCCATCGTCAACTAATGCTTTCGCTTCTTTACCCCAGTAAGTACTTAGTAATTTTATTTCTCCAGCAACGATGTTCTTTTCAGCAACAAACTCTGCCTTTGTAATAATGTGTGATGCTCTTGATAACGAAGTATCAAAGACATCCGGGTGATCGAATTCACCATAGACAGCACCTAAGCTGTTCATTCTTTCGTTCATTTCTTGTAATGCTGGTAAAAATTTCTCAGCTTGATATATTCTCTCATTACGATTCTTTACACCAAACTCAGTAAAAGTACCACCCAATACATAGTCTTTACGATTAGAGGAATTTTCCTTAATCAATGAACTTGTTGAATTTTCTACTATTAAAACCGGTTTCATTTAAAATAATTATTTTTTGTAGTTATTACGATGGTATATATTTCCTGTTTAAAACCGTAAAATTTTAAAGGTGGATTTTTTACAGTGAAAAAATTTGTACATTTTTTTGCAGATATATCAAATGGATTTTTTATCTTTGTAAAAATCTTGGAGGAAAAAGAGTATATTTAATAAATACTTAAAAAAATGCGGTTTTTTATGATCCTATCAAGAGAAATAAATGTAAAAATCACTGAGTCAAATTACAACTATTATGATGATTTAGGATATGATGTATATATAAGTGAAGAAATTGTAATTCCAGTTGAGTTACTACCAAAGGGTTCACATTACAAAATAAAATGTAAATGTGATTCTTGTGGGATTGAAAAAGAAGTAATTTATAAGAACTACTTAAAATATAATAATAATTGGGGTGACTATTATTGTAGAAAGTGTTCTGAAGTTAAAAGAAAAGAAACATTAAGAAAAAATTTCGGAGTAGATTATCCGATACAAAATGAAAAGGTTTTGCAGAAAATGAAGAAAACACTGGTGGAGAAGTATGGGGTTGACAACATTTCTAAAAACAAAAAAAAATTAAATAATGAATAAAATTAAAGAAGATAGTATCTACGAAGGTTCTATCGATTTCGCAAACAGCGGAAATGCCTCAATAAATATAGAAGATAAAAATATCTTTATATTTAAAAGAAATACTCTTAATTCACTAAATGGTGATAAAGTAAGAGTTAAAATAATAAGTAAGAACAACAAGCTAGAAGCAGAGGTTCTTGAAGTTCTTGAAAGATTTAGAACTCAATTTGTCGGTAAAGTACAAATAAACAAAGAAAATAAAAAACTTATCTTTGTCGTACCAGATAATCAAAAATTAGCAGTTGACTTTTATATAAAAGGAGAACACGATGCACTACAAGATCAAAAAGTTCTGGTCGAACTAATCGACTGGGAACCAGGAACAAAATCACCAAAAGCAAAAATAGTAGAAATACTTGGTAGTTCAGGTGAGAACAATGCAGAAATGAACTCAATTATGTATGAGTACGGTTTACCAAATAACTTTCCTTTAATGGTAGAAGCCGAAGCGGAATTAATAGACTTCACAATTCCCGAATCAGAAATCAATAACAGACGAGATTTAAGAAATATCACAACTTTTACAATTGACCCGGTCGACGCCAAAGATTTTGACGACGCTCTTTCAGTTAATATAATTGATGATAACACAGTTGAAGTAGGTATTCATATCGCAGACGTTTCACATTATATTAAAGAAGGTGGTATAATTGATGAAGAAGCTATTAAAAGAGCAACATCAGTTTACTTAGTTGATAGATGTGTACCAATGTTACCAGAAAGATTAAGTAATGGTGTATGTTCACTAAGACCTAATGAAGATAAACTTTGTTTCTCTGTTATTGTTAAATTAAATAATGATGGACAAATTCTTGATAAATGGTTTGGTAAAACTGTTATACACTCTGATAGAAGATACTCTTATGAAGAAGCTCAAGAAATAATAGAAGGAAAAGATGGTGATTTCAAAAGTGAAATACTCCTATTAGATTCTATTGCCAAAAAAATGAGAAAACAAAGAATAAATGATGGTTCTATTGAAATGGGTGGAATTGAAGTAAGATTCAAATTAGACGAAACTACAAAGAAGCCAACAGGTGTTTATTTTAAAACTCAAAAAGATGCAAATAAATTGATTGAAGAATATATGTTACTTGCAAATAAATTAGTTGCAAAACTACTTTCAGATGCTAGATACCATAATGTTTATAGAGTACACAATAGTCCTAATCTTGAAAAACTAGAATCACTTTCTTTAATATGTAAAAACTTTGGTTATAGTTTAGATTTAACATCAGACACAACAAATCTGAAAAAATCTATAAATCAGTTAGTAGCAGATATAAAAGATCAACCAGAAGAAAATATGATTGAAACTTTAATCACAAGATGTATGTCTAAGGCCACTTATACAACAATAAATGCAGGACACTATGGATTAGGGTTTACTCACTATTCTCATTTTACTTCTCCAATTAGAAGATACCCAGATTTAATAACTCATAGAGTTTTAATGGATTTCTTAAACAAGAAACCAAATGGAAGTCCTCAAAAAATTGAAGGTATGGCTAAATGGTGTTCTGAAAGAGAAATCTTAGCAGCAAAAGCTCAACGAGATTCTATTAAATACAAACAAATTGAATACTTAGAAGATAAAATCGGACAAGTTTTTGATGGTATTGTATCTGGAGTAACCGATTGGGGTATGTATGTTGAACTCATTGAAAGTAAATGTGAAGGCATGGTTAGATATAATGGTAACCATAGTGTTGATACAGAAAACTATACAGTAAATTTAAAATCTGGTGGATCAATTAGACTAGGAGACGAAGTAAAAGTAACCGTTAAAGCAGTTGATTTAGACAGAAAACAAATCGATTTTGAATTATTCTAATGGAACCAGATTTTTTCTTAGAAGTTGATTTAGATGAGAATGTAAAATTAGATGATTATAATGATGCACTCTCAACGTATAAAGAATGGAAAGCAACCTATAGAGAGATAAAGTTAAATCTTCTACTAGAACAAGGTAAAAGAATAGAGTTTGATATAGATAACATTTCAAAGTTTATCACACTCGATAATGATGAAGATATAGTACCAGTGAAAAATATATGTTGTACTGTAAGTGGTATGACATTTATTTTAAATGATAGTAAGATTGAAAAACTAACATTAAAAGTACATTGTATTGAAAATCAAAATGGTGAGATAGTTAAAGCCATATTAAAAGATGGTCTATTTTTAAAAATAAAACAAATACTTAAAGGAAATCATCTCTTCTTTAATATGATACCAAAATAAAAATCCTTTCATTTGAAAGGATTTTTTTATTAGAACTCGAACTCTCCACCACCCGGTGCTTCTGGGGCAGGAGGTTCTGGTGCGGCTTGAGGTGCGGCTTGAGCACCACCCTGAGCACCACCTTGTGCAGGAGCTTCACCACCTTCTGGTGCGGCTTGACCACCACCTTCTGGTGCTTCACCACCCATTTCTGGCATTCCACCTCCACCACCTTCTGATGGTGCGCCTGGTTCACCAGTTGCATTAGCTGCGGCATTCATTGCGTCTTTATCCCAGTATTTTTGGTTCTCTGCTTTTTCTTCAGGAGTTAATTTGAAAATGTTATCCATAATCCATTCAATATGGAAGTAAGGTTTCTCACCATTCATTACTCCAAGCATTGTACCAACAATACCGGCTTTCTTTTCTAAGTTATTTAATTTTTTCCACTCTTCAAATACTTGATTTGAGAAGAATGTTATATCGACACCATTTGTAAAGAATTCATCCTCTGTTAATTCAGGGAACTCGATCAACATTTGTAATCTTAATGGTTTAACAATCAATTCTTTGAAGTTTGCTCTTAATCTACTGATAAAGTTATGAAACTTAATCTCATCTCTTGTCATCTCTCCAGCATCAGTAATTAAGTTACCACCACCATTTTCGCCTTCAAATCTCGACATTGGAATCTTTGAGGCTCTTTTTAAAGCTTTAAAAAACCAATCTAACATTGAGTCATCATTTAAGTTATGACCTTGTGGAGAAACTAACTCCATATTTGGTGTTCCACCATCTCCTTCAGGGAACCAAACTTGTTTGTTATAAGGTAAATGTTTAGAACCATTGATTGTCATTGTACCCAATGATTCATCCCATTCTACTTCTTCAGAATAATCATGTATCAATTGTCCTATTTGTTCTTCCGCTCTTTGTCTTGACATACCTTTAATTGGAATAGTAAACTTTTGATAAACCGTTGCATTGATAATGTTAAACATTATTCTTGTTTGTTGTAAGATTTTTAATTGATTATATGGTTTAATTAAACCCTCAATATAAGATGTTTCAGAAAACTCATTTTGAGTTGAGTAAGAAATATAAACTAATTGAGAATCTAAGAAGATTCTTCTTAATTGTGGATCTTCAGGAAACTGAATCCATAAGTGACCAATTGCTGGTTCATAAGCAGGAACAACAGTTTCTGGTCTAATTCTATTAAAACCAATAATATTTTTCTTTTTATCATCATAAATAATCTCTAATGCCAAATATCCATCAATTAAGAAGTCTTTCATCATATTCCAAGCGGTGATATTATCAGCAAAACCAAACTTGTTATAAAGTTTCTCAAAATACTCTTGGTACTTCTCCTGTATTTCTTGTGAATAAGACGTTGGGAGAGCAGTAGGAGAACAGAAGTCCTTCTCATCGTTATATACTATACATTCGTCTGCAATTGTACTTATAAAGTCTCTAATTTCGTCTTTAACGGAATACTCTCTTAAAATTCTTCTCTTGTCTGCATAAGCTTTATCTAAATAAGGAATAGATTTTCTATTTAATACTGACGCAACAGCTCGCTGTGAAAAGAAGTCATACATTGAATTTCCTTTAGCAGCATACGGATCTTCATTTATACCAATACCAACTTGATTTCTTACAATCATATCATCGAAGTTCATTCCATATGATGATAGGTTTCTCAAAATTCTACTGAATAAACCTTTATTTTCAACTCCCGAAGAGTTCATCATTGCAAAGTTCGAACCTACATTGTTTTGATTTTCTTGATTAAAGTTATTATAAGAAGCCATGTATTAAATTAATTTTAAATTTATGTATATATTAAATTTTACTTTTTCCTATTTTAACCCTTTCCATACTTGGTAAGACTTGTCTGCAAACGTTTTATGTGATCTCTCATAACATTATACTTATCTGAGATTTCATTATTTATATCATAAAATTCACTTATAATCGAAGAAATTATTTCTTTATGTCTTTGATTTCTACCTTCAAGTTTGGCTTGCCAAATTTGTACTAGTTTTTTCGGATCATATTTATTTATAGGGTGTTGAGAGTATAAGAATCTTGGTAACATTTCTAAACTAATTCTATGTACTAAAACTAATTGTGCTGCATTAAACTCCATTAAAGAATATTCAAATCCAAATTTTAGTAATTGTTTATACATTCCTTCATAATCAACTTTTAAAAAATTATTTTTTTCAAAATCTTCCGGTAAAATAAAAGCATCAAAAATTTGGGTTCTTATTTCCATTGGTACGAAATTGAAATTAACTGCAAATAGAATTACTTTATCTTCAAATTTTTTAAAATCAACTATAAAAACAGGTGAGTATTTCATCCAGTTTGAATCATCCTTATAGTGAAAGAAGTAGAAACCACCAGGATAAATATCTTTAATATTAATAGATTCAACATCTTTATCAGACTTGTTATATTTTTCATAAAAGAATAAAGAATTGTTTTTAAAATTGTCAACAATTCCATTTCCATTATAAAGTAAACTTAATTTAACACGTTCTAATAACTCTGCCATAAGAGAAATATTTTTTATTTATATATAAAATATGATAAATTCAAAACCAAATAATAAGAACTACAATCAAGGAAACTTTATCCCAGTAAACAAAGACAAAGTAATGAAACTAAATACCAATGGTGGTGTTTACTTTAGAAGCTCTTGGGAAAAAAGAATAATGACTTGGTTAGATAACAAACCAGAAATTTTAATGTGGGGTGCAGAATGTTTGAAAATACCATATCAGATGACACATTTTGATAGTGGAGATATGAGAGTAAAAGAACATTGTTATTATCCAGACTTTTATTATGAAATGCAACTCCCAGATGGAAGTAGAAAAAGAGTTGTAGTGGAAGTTAAACCAATGAAAGAATATCAAATGGTAATAGACTTAAATGAAGGTAAAATGAATGTACCTCAAAATGGTTTAAAGAAGTTGAAGAACTTCGAGTATGACCTTAAAATGGCTTATAAGAATAAGAATAAATGGGAAACTATGATTTCTTGGTGTAATAAGAAAGGTTATGAGTTTATTATCATAACTGAGCAACACTTAAAGAAATTTGGAATATAGAGTATAGTAAAATTATTATATTCATATAAGGATATAAATAAGAATATACTTTATATATCTTTTTATTTATGTGATAGATTGGAAACTTAATTAGATATAACACAAATAATACAATACAAATATTATCACCAGTAAATGTACCCAATAATATAAAAATGTAAAAGAATAGGTTTATATAATAGAATAAAACTTCAGTAAATTTAACACTTTCTATATTTTTTTCAAAAGATTTTTTTTGTAATCTATCTTTATTTACAATAAAGTACAAAATATTTATTATAAATAGTAATGGTGTTAATATTGTTAAAAGTTTCATCATTCCACTAATATATCTTTTAATTGTATTAGATTATTAAACTCATTTTGTAATAATCTAATTGTTTTGTCATTTTTAATCAATTTATATACATCATCATTAACTAAAACTTCAATTGGCTCTCCGACTGCAGAGTCATATTCGTCTGGTATCTTCATATTCTCTCTAAATTCATAAATAGATCTTAAATACTTTTTATTTGATTCTAAATCTATATGTAAAGAACAGCCATCAGGTCTTGTTCCTTGATTAATAATTGATTCTTCCCAGATTTGAAGATAAACTTTATTCATAATAAATTGTTTTAAAAGTATTCTATACTAAAAATCAAATAAGTTTTTTATTCTTTTCTTTCTTATATATTGTTTTGGAAAAATTGAAATTGTTGCAGAACTAAATCCAGGATCTGATACTATATCAAAACTATATAGAGTGCAAGCCATTTCCATCATTAGCACTATTTATTGAGATAAGTCTAATTTGATGTTCGTTATCACCTTTCTTTTTATAAAGATCATTCCAACCTCTTGCCAAACCTCTTTTGAAAATTTCTGTGAAGTAAGCAAACGCATTAATTGACTTATCTTCATTGAAGTTATACCAGTTTTGGAACATATCTAATAAACCACTTTGGTAACAATCTAACTTGTCATCATTAGACCAGTATCTCATTTTTTTTATTGTTTTTTTCGCTAGTAACTCTAGCATTTTCTCCGCATTTCTCGTTAATCTTCCTTGTGCTTTACTTACGATTATCTCGATATAAAGCTCCTTATTATTTAAGTACATATATAGCATTTATTTTTTTCAGAGTTAAACTCTGTAATGCTATTCATTCATGTTATATATATTCAATGAAAAAAGTTTAAAAAAAAATACTCAAACTTTCGTTTGAGTATTTTTAATAATTTTTTAAAGATTATCCTTTAATTCTTTCTTTGTATTGTAATTCTTTAATAGCCTGTAATTCAGTATTAAGATTAGTTTGTCTTTTCTCTAAATTTTTAAGAGCAGTTGTTAAAACTTCTGACTCACCAATCATTTTTAATGAACCTTTGATTTTCTCAATGTTAAATTGAACATCTTCTAATTTAAGAGAAATTTCTCTTTCTTTATCTTCAAGTTTTCTTTTAACAATGATTTCTTTGTTTAATTTATTTTCAAAGAAATAAGTTAAATCATAGTTTAATTCATTTCTTACTTCATTTACTAATTCTAAAGCAGATTCATATTTGAAGAATGAGTTACCATATCTTTCATCACATCTGTAAACAAATGTATTATTTTTGTAATTGAAAGCAAATACTTCTAAATAAGGATTTACTAAGTTATTAACTCTTTTTACAACGTCTAACTCAACAAATTTATCTAAGTTTTTAGAAGTTTCTAATAAAACAGGATAAAAGTTTTTGTTAACGATAGGAATAATTGGAGAGTTGAATAAACTTTCTAATGTAGTTTCTTCATTTAACTCATCATCATTGATAAACAAACCACCTTTTTTACCAACTGCTAAACCAATTGTTAAATACTCAGAAACTCTAAAGTTAATTCTACTTTCTGTAACTGTTGAATATTTAATAGCAGTTTCTAAAGTTCTTAAACTTCTTAAAGTTTCAGTATCTTTAACGTGATTTTCTAATAAAGTTTTTTCAATTGAATTTTCAGTTAATAAAAACCAAGAATCTCTAACTAAAGCAACATGACCTTCTTCAACTTGTTCAACAATTGTAAAAATTGATTCTGCACTACCACCACTTAAAAGATTAGATCTTTTTTCTGGTGATTTTGTTAAATTATGTACAAATACTTTAATTTCTGGAACCCAGTCATAGATAGCCAATTCATTAAGAATTTTTGACATTCTATCTTGATCTGTTTCAAGATTAATAGTTTGTAATAATACATTTATAGGTTGTCTGTAAAGTTCTCCTTGATTTCTAGTATTAAGAACTCCATATAAATTTTTCAATTCATATAATAATTCAAAAGCCGCCATGTCATCATTAAGACTCTCTAATAATAACTTCACACTCTTATCATAAGTATAAGGTTTTAATCTTTCATTAAGAGAAGTAATTATAGTTTTCTCTGAATGTTGATTACAAGCATTCATATGTCCTTCTACAATTGTAGATATTTCTTCTTGGTCAAGAGAAAGATCTTTTTTGAAGTTAAACAATTCAAGTTTAAGATTCTTCATATTTCTAATTTATTATTTTTTTTGTATAAACTATATATTAAGGTAAAAAAGCCATTTTTTTCCTTTTTTTATTTTTATTTATTTTTATTTGGTGGATCTCCATTAGGATTATCATATCTCCTTGAACTTTGTTCTCTCGCTCTTAAAATGTTATTAAACCAGCGAGTTCTCTTAGGTGTAACAAAGAAACCTTCATTAGAGTTAGGTGGTTGACTAAAGAAATCAGAATAACCACCCTCAATAGCATAACCATTAAGGTCAGACATTCCACCATTTTCTTTAGTATAACCAGGAAAATCAGCTCTATCCTTTCTAAATGCAGGATAATATGTTTGTACTTCAAATGAAACAGTCATTTTTATTGAATTATCTGAAGTTAAATTCTTTTCCCTAGTCATCTCAATAGTATTTGAATCTGGCATCAAAATAACTGCATCAATATTCATAAAATTATGTTCAAAATACATAAATTTATATAACCATAATGTATCCATAACTGCTTGACTACACTTAAAACTATCAATTTCACTTGAAAGTAATATAGTCAAGTCATAACTAACTGTAACAGGTACTGCTCTAATTCTTCCTAAAACTTTTCTTATCTCAACTTCATTCTCAACTACAGTTCTTAACCAAACATTTGGATTAGCAAACTCATCTGAACGAATTGCAAATGATTTCATTGTCAAATGTCCTCTAGGTATAATATCAGTATTTAATTCAACATATCTACCATTACCAGAAGAATCACCAGAAACTATATCATCAGTAAATGAATCTAATAAAAATCTCTCATCTCCTGTCATTGAGTAATAAAAAGGTACTTCTACAAATCTATCACCTGAGGTAAATTTATTTACCCATTTTACTTGTCCTTCTAATGTATCTAACACACATACTGTTAAATCTCTAAAGAATACATCTTCAAAATTAAATCTATCTCCAATCATAAGATATATATTAAAAAATATAACTCTCTAATTTAATATATAGAAGTATGAATTATATTAAACTATTTGAAGACTTTACTTTTTCCGATTTATACGATAAGAATAAATGGGCTGAACTTACTATGGAAGATAGAAGTAAACTAAAAAAAGAAATATGGGAGATTGTTGATCTAGCTTATAAGCCACTTGGTGGACACGTTAGAATCTCATCACCTGAAGCAGTTGTTAATGATCCAGATTTAACTTTCTGGACAGCAGTTGATATAGATAAAGATCCTAATGCAGATGTTGTAATATTCTCAAGAGAATCTCACGGACATAAAATTTCTGGTTGGGGTCACGATGGTACAAAAGAAGCAAGAAAAGAATTAATGAAACAATTGATTACTTTACTACATAGAGAAGGTTTTTGGATAGAAGTGTCTGGAAGACCTGCCGAAATACTTATAGGTGCAGATTGTAGATACTGTGATAAACAAACAGTAAGTAAAGTTTTCCCTCATTCAGAAATAAATTGGATTGGAAACGGTGTTTATACCAGAACTCTTCACGATGGTACTGAAACAGAAGAGGAATATTTAATAGGAAATCCACTATGATAGATATTAGCATAATAAACGAAGAAGATAATAATGATGTTGTTGAAATATTAGTAATAAACTTTGGTTTCATAGACTCAAAGGAAGAAATATTGAGAAAAATAAAACCAAGGTTAAATAATGGAATTTCAATAAAAGCTAGTATTGATGATAAAATAGTAGGATGTTACTTATTAGCAGAGAAATCGCTTAATTTATTTTTTGAACAAATTAAAAGTAATAGTCTAACGGATTTCCCAAAAGATGAAACGGAAATATACTTTAAAGAAAAGATAAGTGATAAAGGACTACAAGGTATATCACTGGCAGTTTTACCAGAATATAAAAATATGGGTATAGGTAGTAAACTAAAAAATTATACTTATAGTTTAGGATATGACTATATATGGGGTGTTCAAGACAAAAAACTGAATAATATAGACTTTTGGAAAAACACCAGAGAATTAATAGTAGAATCAAATACGCACTATACAACATTAAAAAGAAATAACAGTCTAAAATACTTAAAAGAGTATAAACTTTTTAATTAAACTTTTCTATATTAAGTTATAAACACTTAATAAATATGTCAGTAAATAAATTATTATTATGGGAAAAATGGCGTCCGAAAACTATCGATGACATTAT